TTAATTTTCTTTGTCTGTTTTAGGTGGAATGTATTTAGGGGTCTCTATGACGTTATTTTCTCTGTCTAGTTGTTCCTGACGTTTTTGACGTTTTGCGTCATCTTCGGCTTTTATATGGTTTTCTAAGGCTATTTGTCTGGCTTTTAGATCTGCTCGATAATCATCAAGATCTGTTAAATCGTTTATGATTGGTATCTCGGTGTCGAAATATTCGCCCTCGTACATTTTTACGTTTGATGATATTCCCCTAGTATGATTGTTTAAGAGTTCTTTAATTCCGAGAGTTTGGTCTGGTACAGTTAATGAAGGGGAATTGTTAGTTTGTCCTTTCATTTCGAAAGGTTGTTGAAATTGTTTTCTTATACGGTCTGTATTCCAGTTGTTTATAATTTGTTGTGTCGTAGCAGGAGCCTTTTTAGAAGACGTGCTTTTTGTTGAGTCTTTGAGTTTTTTCATGTTTTCTTATTGTGTTATTTAATTGTTGTATTTCCATGTTAAAATCGTGGTTTACGAAATCTTCCCAGTTCATTTCGTTTTCTTTGCGAGTTTGAGAAGAAATTTTCCTAAGTTCGTTTTTGGTGAAAATTTTTTGTTTGTAGTATCGTGGCATTGACATATATGTTCCTCCAGGTAAGATGATTTTGTCAAGCATTCTGTTACGATAGTAGTTAATCGTTTGGGGTGTAAGGAAGTTACTACCCAACTTCTGAGATTTTCTGCTGAATTGTGGGTAACGGTCGTCGTCGTCTTGGGTTGGTTGCCATTTAGAGTCCATGATATAGCTAAGTGTATAGCGTTGTGAAGCTCCCTGGCTTCTCGCTGTGTCAATGGTGCCATGTCCCCATATACTTTGTATTCGATCATGATGTTGTATAATTGATTGATTAATGTTAAATATGATAAGGTGATAGTGTGGTCTGAGATATTTTGTGCCGTATTCACCAACGGCATAATATCTAATTGTTTTCGATGAGTTGTTAGCTTTTCGAAGTCGTTTAAGAAACTTTGTGAGGTGATCTGGGTTAAGGGTAGGGTGACCATTAAAGCTAATTGGTAAATATTGATCCTCATAAGTTAGAGTTAAAAAGCATGCTGAATTTGAGATGCTTTGTTCTTGTGCCAGTCTGAAAACCCATTCATTTTGTCGTTTTCTGAGGCATTTTGGGCATTTACCACAGGGGACGATGTCTGTGTGGGCACCGTCCATTGTGATATAAGCTCTGTTTAGCGTGATTGGTGTTAAGCATGCCATGATTATAGTCTGATTCCGCCGCGTGACTGACTAAATGAATTTAGTCTTTTGTCTTTGCGTTTTTGTGAGTATTTACGGCGTTTTATACGTCCTCGTTTTCTTCTCATGGTTTATAATTTAATTGTTATACTCCTTTGGGCGTTCCAAAGTAAGGCATTAGTCGTTTAGCTTTAAGATCGTGAAATATGTGCGCATAGATTTGTTCGCTTTCGTTTTCTTCTGTTCCTTGTACTGCGAAGATTCGATCAAGTCCGCCTGCATTAATATCAGCGTTAATGAATTCTTCGTTTAAGTAAGGTTGAGTTTGAAAATCTCTTGCCATGTGCCAATATTTTAGTGTGTCTCTAAATTCTCCGTGAACTGATGATAAGTGATGTTTGTATTCTGCATATCGTGGAGTGTATCCGAATACTACGTCATCTTTTACGGTCATTGTGGTGAAAATTTCTCCAGTTGTAATTGGTTGTTCTCCTAAATGTGCGAATGAAGGGAAATAATAGTCAAATTTGTCAAATTTAGTAAAGTGTTTAGGTGTACCTTGAAAGTAAGCAGTTTTGGGCATTATTGACATGATTCCAATGATATAGCCGTGTTCCTGGGCTCTGTATGAGAAACGGTTTCCACCGCCTACGTTAATTCCATGGCCTGCCATATTTCCTTGTGGGGTAGAGTTATTGTTTACAGGATCTGATGTCTGCAACACCTCAGATATCGTCACTGGACTTTTTCCACCCCCAAGGTATTCTGGTCTTTGTAATCTAGCGTCTGATGATGTTACTCCAAAGTGTGATTTTATTACTTCTATGTATCGGCTACCGCCTCTTGCGTTTTTTTCAAGAAATTCTTGAAGTCTAAAGGCTTGTCTTAAGTCGTTTATTGATGTAGAGTTGGCAGAAGATAAATCTGCTTTTAACCATGGGGAATTATCAATAGTTCGTTTTGTTGATGCAGTTGTACTTTGTCCAGTTTTTAAAGTTGATGAAATGTTCGGATTTGTTGGATCATTAGTTTCGTGATATACATTATAGAAAGAGGATCCGAATGCACCTGAAGGGACTGATCCGTCATAATTTTTTATAAGGTCGTGTCCTAGTTGTGGTTCTACATAAGGTTGAAATGAGATATCGGCTTCGCCTAATAATGGAATAGTTGCTTCTTCTCCTTTTTGTGTCCAAGGTAGAGCGCTGGTGAAGTAATCATGTTGCCAAGATCTATATTTTAATATTGGGTCTAACATGTTATGACCACTGTTAAGAGTATCATCTAGTTTTGTTATAAGATTTTGATCTCTGTAGTATTCGTTATAAATTTTATTATATCCAGCAACTGGGAGTGCGGAAATATCTAAATTTGTTGAGGGGTTTTGTAGTGCTGGGATTCCTAAGTAGTCCAATAAGGTACCAGCTTTTGTATTTTCTTTGTTTGCATATAGTGTGGGAAAGACTGAATTGTCAAGACCATCTTCTCCGCCAGTGATAAAGTCTTCCCATTTGTCCCATAATAATCGGTTGGGTACAAAGAAGAAATGTTGATATACATCGATTCGATGCATTACTGGAGCAATCATAGGAGCAAATCGTAACATTTGCGTTGAGTTTAGCATTATTTTGTCTCCAGGAAGTACGTCCATGCATAGAGTAGGAGTTAAAGTTCCCATTTGCATTGACATTTTACGATCGTGTGAAAGATTGAAAGTGTTTGATCTAGGTTTCGCTGTTTGAATTTGATTAAATATTGACATTTGTTGTAGTTTTGTCGGAAGGATCCTCTTTAGTCGCTTTCGCTCTCGGAAGAGGAATTCCATTCCTGGGTTTAGTATTAGTATTTTATATCTGGTTGGTTACTCCATGATTTACCGTGAAGTATTTTTTTAAGAGGGCTCATATCGATAAGCATATTTATGAAGTCGGGACCTGCTTTTTCTATTAATTCTTTAGATGTTAAATTGGGGTGACTTAATCTGAGTTTATTCCATTCTTGTTCGATAACGTTTTCGTTGCCTATGCGTCCATGATCAGATAGTTTAGCTTTATTTGTTTTATATACAGTGTCTTGAATAAGGCCGTTATTGATTTCTTCAAGGTTTTTGAGCATTTGTTCTTCTTTGTCTGTTAATGCGCCTTTTAATTTTTTTTCTTGTAGTTCTGTTGCGGCTTTATTAGTTGCAAGTATTGTATTTGCGTCATTTAAGTTTTCTTGACTTCTTACATTATCTGTCTGTGCTTCAGTGCTTTTTATTTGATGATATTGCATTAGAGGATTTCCAGCTTCAATGTTTTGAATTTCTGGAGATTTTGCTCCAGGTAGAGCATTTGCCTGGCCGGCTGTTTGTCCGCTTGATCCTCCATATACCATATTTGGGTTAAGGCCCGCGTTGCGGAGCCTTTCCATTTGTGCTTTTGGATCGTTGTAAGCGTTAGTTTTGTCCCACATATTTATATCGTGGGCTCTAGCTCTTTTTGCTTCTCTTTTTCTTGCTCTGTTTCCAAAGATTCCGCCTGCGGTATTTGCTAAAGTTGTTCCGCCAACTACGGCAAGTGTAAGTGGATCCATATTATTTTACTTTTTTATAAATTGATATTAGTCCGTCAATTCTGTCGAGGAAGTTTTCTTTATCTATACAGCGATAGCTAAATAATTTAAAGTTTGATTCTAGTTCTACAGCTAATAAGATTCCAGCTGTTAGTTTTTTTCCGTCTTTTTGTAATTCTTTGTCGGTTTTTAATGGTGATTTTGTACTCATGATGTTGATTTTAAGATTAGTACATTTTTTTTGTACTATAATTAATATTATGTTTACCCTGTTTTTACAGGGGTTGAGGGGTTTCTCCCCTACTGTTTGATATTGTAAATATAACCTTTTTTTTTAATATTCCTAATTTTGCACTTTGTCGCTTTCGTGAACTTCGCTAATGTGTGCTTTTTTTAGTATTTTTTTGTCGGTTATTTATTTACGTAATTGTTTGATTTTGATGACGGTGTCATCTAGCATTAATATATCAAGAGGTATATTAATGCATTTGTTTTCTGTTTTTTAGGCAAAAAAAAGACAAGAATTGAAATTCTCGCCTTTTGTTCTTGCCGTTAGTTTTAAAGTTAATTTTCTTTGTCTGTTTTAGGTGGAATGTATTTAGGGGTCTCTATGACGTTATTTTCTCTGTCTAGTTGTTCCTGACGTTTTTGACGTTTTGCGTCATCTTCGGCTTTTATATGGTTTTCTAAAGCTATTTGTCTGGCTTTTAGATCTGCTCGATAATCATCAAGATCTGTTAAATCGTTTATGATTGGTATCTCGGTGTCGAAGTATTCGCCCTCGTACATTTTTACGTTTGATGATATTCCCCTAGTATGATTGTTTAAAAGTTCTTTAATCCCGAGTGTTTGGTCTGGTACAGTTAATGAAGGGGAATTGTTAGTTTGTCCTTTCATTTCGAAAGGTTGTTGAAATTGTTTTCTTATACGGTCTGTATTCCAGTTGTTTATAATTTG